ATGGCAATTTAATAACGCTGGAGATAGGCTTAAAATGCTTGACGTAAAACAATGGGGAGTTTTAGATTTATCTACACACTCTGCTTTTTATGGTTGTACTAATTTAGACGCTAGTGCTACAGATGCTCCAATTGTTTCTAGTACTTCTTTTTATAGTATGTTTCGAAATTGCACTAACTTTAATGGAGCTTTAGGTAATTGGGATATATCTACTGTAACTATTTTACAAGAAACTTTCTGGAATGCAACAACATTTAATAAGTCAATAAATTCTTGGGATGTTAGTAATTGCACTACTTTTTCTAGAATGTTTAGAAACGCTTCAACTTTTGACCAAGATTTGAACTCTTGGGATACTTCTAATGTTGAAAATATGTTTGAAACATTTAGAGAGTGTACACAATTTAACGGAGATATATATAGTTGGGATACTACTAACGTAGAAAATATGGAAAGAATGTTGTATGATTGCGACCTATTCGACCAATCTCTAGCAGCGTGGACTATTGCAAATGTTTCTAACTTTACTAACTTTATGCAGAACGCTACTGGTTTATCTACTTCTAACTACGATGCAACGCTAATAGCTTGGGCTGCTGGTGTAGTAGATACTGGTATAAGTATAAACTTCGGTGGCTCACAATTTACAGAGTCAGCTTATGCTTCAAGATTCAGCTTAATAGAGGATGATAGTTGGACTATTGTTGATGGTGGTATCTTTGACCCATCTCCAGCCGATTACATAAGCGTATTAAACACTAGAGTAGTAGCTGCTGGAGGAGTAGTAGAAAACACTACAGATAGCCAAGCATTCTTACAAACATTAAATGATATAAGCTAATGGCAGACGGACTATTAAATAAAGCAAGTATAATCTTAACTCCTACTGGTTACAAGGCTGGTACGCTTTACAACGTAGCACCAATAGACGAGCCTTATGAGGACTTTGATTTTGCTAGAACTTCAACTGCTACAAGAATTAACTCTAGTGGATTAGTTTCTAATGTAGCTACTGGAGTTCCAAGAATAAGCTATGATAGTAATGGAGATAATGGTCATATATTGTTAGAGCCTACTTCTACTAATCTTATTACTTATAGTGAGGATTTTAGTCAGAGTAGTTGGATAAACACCTACACTTTGACTCCTAATAGTATAATTTCTCCTGATGGAAGTTTAAACGCTTATACAATTACTTTACCATCAGTTAATGGAAATCTAAGAACTAATGTAAGCGTTTCAAGTAGTACAGATTATATTTTTAGTTTTTATGCTAAAAGGGGTACTGCTAGTGAAATGAAATACAGAGTGTTCGATTTTACTAATTTTTCAGACATAGTTTCTAAAACATCTTACTATTCACAAACAGATATTAATAATTGGGTAAGAATAGAGGTACCATTCACTACAAACGCAACAACATCAGAAGTAGGTCTATATATTGATAGCGATAGTCAAGGAAATGGCGATTTTTACGCTTGGGGAGCACAGCTAGAAGAACTACCCTACGCTACATCTTACATACCAACACTAACTGGAAGCACAGAGACAAGAGCTACAGAGACTGCAACTGGTGCTGGTAGTGCTGACTTAATAAACTCAACAGAGGGTGTGTTATATGGAGAAATATCAAAAGCACAAGATGACAATGATAATTTTATTGTGATTTCACTTAACAATGATGCTAGTAATTCTGATGCTAATTCAGTTACTATAGGTTTTGATAATGGACAAGATTTTTATTTTAGAGTAAAGTCTCCTAGTGGAACTTATATAAACGCAACAATTTCAGCTAATGAAAATCAATTTTATAAAGTAGCATTGAAATATAAGTCTGGAGATATAGCTATTTGGATTGATGGAGTAGAAGTGGCAACAAGTACTAACACGTATTCATTTGCAGTTACTTTAGATAATTTATCTTTTGACTTAAATGGTAACGGTACTCTACCTTTTTACGGAAAAGTCAAAGCACTAGCAGTATTTAATGAGGCTTTAAGTGATAGCGAACTAACACAACTAACAACGTAATGAGTTTAAGATTAACAGAAATATGCTACCCAGAGGTAAAAAGTTACTACATCGTATGGAACGATAGTGATGCGATAGTATCGTATGGAGTGCTAGAAACCTATCAATGCTTAGAGACTAAGTGGGATAATGTAGACTTATACACTAAGGAAATAGATTGGATAAACATATTAATAGATAACGGTATTAACCCTTTTCCAGAGCAATAATGGCAACAGTATTTACAGAAAAGAATCTAAGAGGTAGTCAAGGTGGGCATCAAGGTCTAGTTGGTTTTCAAATTGATGAGAAAGAACTCAAGGGCTTAATAAAGAGTATTGAGAAGCTAGGAATGTCTGATAGCCAAACTAAAGTAAAACTCAGACAAGGAATGAGAAAAGCTGCTAAGCCATTAGTAGATGAGTTAAGAGCTGAGATAGCAAAGGTAGAGGGAAAAAATAATGTAGACAATAAAAATAGAGCAACTGGTAGACTACAAAAGAGTATAGCTGTTATCAATGGTAAAATGAGAAGAGGACAATCTCCAGCAGTTTATGTTGGACCAAGAGTCAAAGGTGCATTTGCTGATAAAAAGAAAAGTGGATTTCATTTCTTTTTCTTAGAATATGGATTTAGAGGTAAGCCAGGAGCAAGAATGTTAGATAAAGTTTATAGAAGTACTACAGCTCAGATTGCTCAAAGTAATGTCATAAATGAAATAAGAAAAGAGATAGAAAGGCTCTGGAGTAAAAGATTAGCATAATGGAGATAGGTAAAGTTATATATAATATTTTAAGCAACGATTCAAATGTTGCTCCTTTAGTTACTACAAGTGGCAACTTGAGAATATTCCCTAGTCGTTACAATTTCCCTACTGACGTTAAGTTACCATATATTACTTATCAGATGTTTGCAGATGAGCCTAACAACACTAAGAACGGAGTAAGTACTTATGACTATGTTAGAGTACAGATAAGTATTTATCACAATAGCTACGCTGATATGATAACTCTAGCTGGTCACGTTAGAACAGCTCTAGACTACGTTAGTGGCACTTATAGTGGTGTAGTAGTAGATAAGATATTTTACCAAGACCAGAACGAGCTTTACGATGATTCTGCTGGTTCTATTGGTTTATATGGTATAGCACAAGATTACAGATTTAACATAAATAGATAGATATGTATAAAGTTAAGATAAAAAAAGACATTGAATGTAGAGGAGTAGAATACAAAGAAGGCGAATCTTACGAGGTTGGTCGTGTTGTAAGAAACTTTTTAAAGTTCAATGATGCAATAGATACAACAAAGAAAAAGTCTAAGAAGAAGGAAACTTCTGAGGATTTAGATATTAGCTAATTATAAATTTAAAATTAAAAGAAAATGGCAATTTTTAACGGAACGGATTTAATCCTAAAAGTTTCTCCTAGTGATGGAGGAACGGAAGCGAAATTGATGCATTCTCAGAATGTTTCACTTTCAATGAACGTAGATACTATAGACATCTCAACTAAAGACTCTAGTGGTTTTAGAGACTTACTAGGTGGTCAAAAGTCTTTCAGTCTTTCGGCTGATGGTCTTATGGACTTCGCTGGTGTTGCTGGAGATACTGAGGTAGATGAGTTATTTGACCAAATGTTTGGTAGAACTGCTGTAACATTTACATTCGGTTTATCATCTCCAGCTACTGGAGACTATACTTATACTGGCTCTGGTTTTATTACATCTCTAGAGGTTAGTGGTGGTACAGAAGATGCACCAACTTACTCTGTTTCAATAGAGGGTAGTGGAGCATTAACTCAGAATGATATTTAATAATTTCTTTGTTGGTTGGGGTATGGGCTTCGGCTCTGCTCCAACTAGCAATAACTTAAACTAACAAAGATATGTACGAAGTAGTTATAATAAACGGAAAAGATTACCCAGTAAGATTTGGAATGAACTCGTTGAGGTTATTCTGTAAAGATACTGGAAGAAGTTTAGCTGACTTAGATAAGCTAGGAGATGGTATGAGCTTAGACGATGCTTGTTATCTAATCCTAAACGGAATAAAAGATGGCTCACGAGTAAGTGGTCAAGAATGTTCTTTAAGTGTTGATGATGTCGCTGACTTGCTAGACGAGGATTTTGAGGCTTTAAATAAAGTGTTAGAAGTATTCTCAGAGCAATTCTCTGCTAAATTTGAAACGGAGGGAAACGACAAAGCCACGAAGAAAGTGGCGAAGAAAAAGAAGTAGGTTGGGATGATTTAGAAGCTATTGCATATGGCTTCGGATTAATTCCTAAAGACTTTTGGGATTTGACTTTCCACGAGTTTCAATGTATGCAAAA